TTGAAATGAACTTCAAAAAATAAAAAAATCAAATGATATCCATTAGAATAAAAAAGAATAAAAAAATAATGTATTATAATATTTGACAAAAATTACCCCTACTTTTTCTGAGACATTTGAGCAAAGAGGTTTTCACCAAATTTAAGATCTGTATTAATCTGTTTATCTACACGATATATTACCCCTGAATTATCCCCGACTTGCCCGAGTTCTCCTTCAGGATCTAATATTTGTGATTGTATTGAAGTTATAGTTTTTTTCCGAGTCACAGTGAATGTGGGACCACCTCCATCATATGAAATAAAATCATCATTTCCTTGATATTTTCCTACTATTCCCATTGTCTGAAGAGGATTAGATGTTTCAAAGAAATTTGCCTGATCTAAAATATCTGATTTCAATAAGAAATATCCCCTGAGTAATCTTCTAGGTAAATCATTTGCTGTGATACGAGTGCTANTCGCCAAAATCACGGATGCTGGAGATACTGCGGCATTTGATGCATTTTCTCCATCTACACTTGCTAATGTTTGAGGATTTACATAAAAATTTACTCTACTATCTAACATCTGTGAATATAAATTTGCTCCATAAATATTTGTAATATATGATTGTGAATCTACTGAAGTAATATCGGCATTTGTAGTCATTCCATTTACATTTGATGAATCATTACTATATTTAATCAAACGATTTTTTTGATTGGCACCTGAAGCATTAAACTGACCATATTCAAATCCACATAATCCCCAAAATCCTTGAGACCAATTCCTTTCAGAATATCCCATGTCCTCAAGTGTGATACCACCGTGTGAATCATAAATTCTTCCAATATCTAAATTTGGATTAACCTTTACAAATGTTTTTTGATTAAGAGAGGTGGCGTTATGTTGTATTGATATCACTGAGTAAGGATACATAGAAGGAGACCAAGAAGTATAATGTAATTGTTTATTTATCTTGTAGCAATCTTGTCCTGCCTGTGCTGATTCAGGTGGGGCGAATATTGCGGAAGTAGGACTAGGATCTCCAGCATTATAGAAATTACCTACTTTTTCAGATGTGTGTAGATTTTCAAACTCAAATCTTCCATCAACAGCATTAAATTTATATACAGGATCATTTGCCCCTATATAAACATTTCTTATTGTTTGTGCTCCTATAAATCTCTGCTGACCAAAATACTGAAGAGGGTGAAAACCTGAACTAGGTATTATCGCTGCGTTTCCAAAAGCATTAAAATGATAATCATAACCTATTTTTGTTTTTTCCTGGATTTGATCAATCTGTTCAGCAAAAAAAGTATCAACAATACCACCTATTCTTTCTGTTGTAAATCCAATAAATAATATAGGATTTGCTACTGAACCGATATTAATCTTTTTTGCGAAACCAAATGCTAATTGTTCATATGAAGTCCCTTCTGCTTGTGAACCATTTAGATGAGATGAATTTTTATTATATGCGATAAAAATAGGAACAGATGATCTATCTGGTTGATCTGTCGCAGGCGGAATAGGTAATCCCGCATTAGATGAATGGGAAGAATTATACATATCATCTCCAATAGGATTACCTGCTTCACCGTCCCCTTGTTTTTTTAGATCTAAATGTAAAAATCTTGCTTCTTCAGCAAATGAACCACTTAATGATGCCGAATCAGGATTTACAGAAGCAGAATAATTTGTTTGATCTTTATTATCAGAAATTACCCCTTTGAATAATTCAGGGTATAATGCCTGAGAATCAAAAAAATCCTTTAATTTTCTTAAATTTTCATCATTCCAAGGGATATTTGTAGCGATTTCTGCTGATGAAGCATTTGATTTGGGAATATTAAAAAGAGTATCGGCACCCTGAGGCATAAAAGCAGCACGCCCTGCCTCTACTATCTCAGGTCTTTTAAATCCTACATAAGCATATGAATTTAAATACTGGATTGATTGATTTTCTTCAGGTTCCGCGAATATAAATGGAGGACCCACAGCATTCTGAGGAAATTGACCAGGAACATTGTCCGCCCTGAAATAAGAGTGATTCATACTGGCACTGAATAATCCAAAATTAGTGCAAGGAAATGCTTTATTTGTTGTAGAATTTACTATGACGCTTTCGGCAGAAGATGTTCCTACAGGGTCTATAAATATAGGATCATCTGTTTTAGTTAATTGATTTGTTAAATCTGCTGCTACACTTTCAGGTGAATTAAAACCTACTGGAACAGATAAAGGAACTTTCTGTTTATATTTAATGTAAGGATGAGTAGCAGGATCTGATTTATATAAATTAGATGCTTGTGAAGCATTAGCAGTATTCCATAGATATTCTGTCCTGAGTGCTTCTCCCGAAGCATTATTCGGAAGATAATTTTGATTCCAAATGACATATTTTTGTTTAAATAATGTATATCTGGAATTATCTTGTTTTAATTTTCTAAATCTACATGGTTCACCTGAAGCATTTATTCCACTCACTATATTCCAATCTTGAGATGAAACGTGTGAAGCAGATTGAGGATATGTATTTGCTCCCACAGGGTATCCATCTAGAACTTCCCAATAAGATGCATTAGGTGTGAGATTATAATAAACCTTTGCTCCTGCACTGTCATTTTCCCCTATTGATGAAGCACTACCAAAATTCCTAGGTAATCCAATATTATTTTCACCATTGGTATTTTTATAATATGAAATCACTATATTTGCTTCATTATCTTTTTCTTGTATCTGTTCTGTGATATTTTCACTTCTCTCCATCGCGAAACCTGTAGGGGAAATTTGTATTCNGCCCATAGGACCGAGGTCGGGATCAAATGTATAAAGACCTAATCCGATATGTATATCACTTGTAGTCTCTGTATATGATATATTTTTTTGACCCAATGTTTTACCTGAAAATTCAATAATATCACCACCAGCACCTCTTTGAGAAATATGTGCTGATTGAATAGATACTGTATCACCGATATCTAATGTAATACCAGATGAAACCTGATTTGTAAATAATGCATTATTAGTTTGAGCGAGATTACTCGCTGAAAATTCTACACTCTGCCTTCTATTACAATCAAGTAAAATAGTTTGAGAATAAGGTAAAGGTTGCCCACTCATTATTATAATGAATTGATTTAAAAAAAATATTAAAAATATTATTATTCGATTGAAAAATTATGCTAACTGAGTAGAAACAAAACCACCTGAAAGAGTAGTTAATTTAGCGAGTTCTAACCAAGTTCTCTGGGTATAAGTTTCTGCGTTATTAAGACCCTCATATTTCCAATAATATTCAAGACCTCTGGAATTGATACGCTCATTACGATTCAGACGATACGATAACCAGTTAAAGCGACCAAGGATACCATCTTCATCTGCAGCATCTCCAGTATTCTGAACATATCCTTCATATGTATCATCTGTTAAACCGACACCCTCGGCACAGAATTCCTCACGAGTAATGAATGGAACCATACCCTCTGCCTGAGCAGTATTATGAAACTGGCGTGCTGGATTAGTGATATCAATAGGATATAAGAAACGATCATTATATTTAATATTTACAGTTAAGGAACCATTAGTATTAGTAGCGGCAGGTGCTTGTCCAAAGGAATAATGTCTTTCAGGTGAAATACTATGATACTGATTTAAGATACTTTCATCATCTGTATCATCCGACTGAATACCCGTGATAACTTTAGTGACGATACGACCAGCACCGCCGAGATTTCTAATCTGAGTAGTTCCACTTGTGGAAGTAGCAGATACAGAAACCTTGGAATGGCGATAATCAAAATGATTAAATGAAATCACATTATTTGCTGCTCTATAAGAATCCATCATTTCCTGAGGATAAAATATGTAATCAGCGATTAATTTTACTTCAGTTTGGACGATAGTAATAGGTGATCCTCCTACCCCCTGTGCTAACTGAAGTCTGTTATCCGAATCAGGTTCAAAGGTTAATTCAATAGATACCTGTTCCTCCATCATATAAAGAGGTAGTTGAGTTTGTTTCAGCATGGGGAACATATCACTTAAAGCAATTTGAAAAACAGGTGCTTTACCTACCGATGCCCAATCCTGAATAGCGAGATCAGAAACACCCGTTCCTACTTCACCCTTATAATCACGCCCATTTTCTAAACCGTATCTCGGTGCCCGAGTATTATTCGAGGGACCACCATCAGTATCAGAAGCATTAGAATATCTGAATTCGTGGGAAATACATTTACCTGACTGGACCTGTTCCCTCTCAAGTTGATGTTCATTATTAATAAACATATCTTTGTATGCCGATAAATAATTGTATCCATCAATTTCCTGAAGTGTTTTAGTTCCTACTTTTAAAGCACAACGAGAGATTAATGATTGAACACCAACATTCGGCGGGAAAAAGCGTTTCCCTGTGGGATCTGCGAGAGCAGTAGCAGCAAGAGTAATCTTAGAATGACTATGTAAAATACCTTTATTTAAGAAAACAAATCGGCAAAAAGTATCTGAAGAAACTACAGGATCAAGAATAGAAGTTTCTACATCTGTAGCAGTTGTAGTATCCATAGGGGATACACGTAATAGATCTGGGACATTAGGGGCAACAGGTTCCCTTACAACCATAGTTTCTGGGATATCAGCATCATCAGAATTTCCACCTTCCATATTTTATAATATGAGTTTTAAAAAAATATAAATTAAAAAAAAAGTTTTTTAAACCGATTATGATGAACAACATAATACATCATTCTCAATATGACCATCTAAATATGAAAAATTATAATTTTCATTAATCTCAAGTAATTTATTTTTTAATACATCTTCAAAATTATCACCTGTATATCTATCATCCGACCATACACAACTACGAATAATTCTAATATCATCAATCAAAATAATATGATTATTTGATTTTAATGATTTTATCGCATCTAATTCTTCAACTAAGGGGCAACCATATCCCGAACCGTGTGAATCTAAAAAGAATAAGATTCTATCATCATCCTTTAAATTTATCTCATCTAAATATTGTTTTAAATTTTCACTTTTACCTTGAAATACTTTTAATTTATTATCTGCTATTTCTTTATGAAATTTTAACTCAGCGATATCTATGAAATCTGAATTGATTTCTACTGAACAACACTTATCAAAATCCATCTTAATTGCTTTACATAATGATGTTTCACAAGATTTCACATTCCACATCCCTGTCTCAAAATAAATATTACAATCCTTTTTTACTTCATTAATATCAAATTCAATAGGCATTATATTTTTATGAATTATTTAAATTATTTGAAATAAACTTACTCCTTTAGCATCGCGATATGTTCTGAATCAGGATGATTAATCTTCTTAAAACCTAATTTAATGAATTGTTTTTCCAAATAATCATAATCACATACTTCTTTACGGTCTCTTTCATATAAGATTAATCTTAATGAAGGAAAGAAATCTTTATTTTCATCATAAAATGTTTCAAATGCCCCTTCACAATCAACTACTAAAACATTAAAATCAATATTGAAATCACTTATTTTAAATAATGGAATATCACCATCTTTAGAATGTGTCGTATAATTACCGAACCCTTCATAACCACCATCATTAATTTTAAGAGGTTTATTACTGATTGCCCCTTTACATATTATGAATTCACAATAATGTCGGTTTCTGTTTGCTTCAAGTGCTGACCAAACTTTAGCCTCTGGTTCTACAGCGACATGATCTTTTTTAGATGATAAAATTTTATTGATTGTAATTGATACTCCCCCGTATCTCGCACCTATTTCTAAAACTTTATCATCAGGTTTTATATAATTATTTGCATCGTGTTGTTCCTGAACTTCTATCCTTTCATATGGAACATATTGCCCCTTTTCATCAAAACAATTCATTATATAAATAAAAAACATATTTAATTTTTATAATTAACTTAACTCATTACCTGAATTCCTTGAGGACCATATACGAGTGTATTCTTAGCGTGAGCGAAGACAAAGAAAGACTGCGGGAAATCAGTTTCAAGTTGCAGATTCATATTTATGCCAAAATTGACATTAGAAAAATTAACACCTTGATCCGAAATATTATCAAAAGCAACACCAATACCAAAACCACATCCACCGAAAGCGAAATCTTTATCAAATCTCGCACTATCCAGATATCTTACATTCTGAGGATTTAACTGAGTTCTTCCAATATCATTAAATTTCTCAATAGCATTCATATAATGCTCTATGATTTCAGGAGATACAGTAGTATTACCATCATCATCACGCTGAAGAGGATTAATATTGAAATCAATTGGGAATTTAGTTCCGTTTCTTGTGAAAAATAATTCATTAAGTTCTGCGGGTGCACCATCACTATTAGTGGGGAACAGGGTTGCTAAACCATCAAATTTAGTATTATTAATATGTGCCGAAGGAACTATATTCGCAAAAACACCCATTACACGACTTAATCCTAGTTGGAAATTTATAATACCATTTCCAGAATTAACAGTTTGATAATAAGAAGAAATACTATTGTATTCATATGTTCCAGATGTTCGTGCCTTGATTGCCTGAGTAGATTGGGCATCTAATTCCATTAATTCAGCAACAAGGGATACATCACTGAATTCATAAAAACTATCAGTATAGGAAGCACTATCAACATCTCCCGAAGTGTGGAAAACCTGACTATCAGGGGCAAGGTGAAGTTCTACGATTAATCCTCCAACTGCTTCACCCATAAGGGGGATCGGTTCACCTCCGTTAAATAATCCACAGGGTAAAGTCATACAGAAATGATTTTGGGTAGATGAAGAAGAAGGAATATTTACAACAGATTGCTGCTGGCAATCATAATTAGGCATAATTAATGCCGTTTCATACATATGACCCATCCCATCCTCTTTGGACGTGGTGACAGGGAGATAAGATGCTAAAAATCTGTTGTAATGCCTAATAGATTCAATAGTCTGCCCCGTTCTCTGAGATTTAATAGTAAGTGTATCAATCGTAGAATATACACCTAATCTTTCACTCATAGCGAGATTGGATACATCACTCGATGAAGATGATGCCGAAGATAATAATGCTCTGAATTTACCCTGAAACCTAATAGATTGACCAGATAACATACGGTCCTGTTCACCGATGATAAATTGAATAACAGGGTTGCCATCTCTAAAAGATACGGTGCCAGTACTGGTGACGTTGCTCGGAACGATCTCGGTATTAATATTCGAACTGCTCATTTTTTATAATATGAACTGTTAAAAAAAAAATTAATTAAAAATTAAAATTTAATGATATTCTATCTTTTATTTATCGCATTACCATTAATCCACCATTCTTAATCTCAAGGCGGCGTAAATGTGCGACGTAATTATTCCAAAGTTTAGGTTTAGTTTGGTCATTATCAGTATATTCTAACTGTAAATTAAAATCTTTACCACGTGCATCATATACCGCATTTTTACCGAGGGTGAGTGCTCGCCCGATGAAGAAATTGGAACGGAATGGCATAAAGGATAAAGGTTCAATATCCGCCATGGCGAGTGCTTTTTCTGCTTCCACTAACCACTGCTGACTAATACTATTCTTTGCTGCTATTTTTGAAGTATCAACGGGTCTTGAAGGATTAATACGACCATCATAAATGAATTGATAATTTTGTAATTCATCACAAATACCAACCAGAGCAGATCTACTAGAATGATTTTTGAAATCAAGACTATCAGTATATTCAAGGTAAGTATCAGAAGCAGAAATACCACGAATAGATGAATATTGCGTAGCATCTGTAGGAACACATAAAATAGATGTTGCCCTGCTTTCAATAAGAGGGAGACGAATATTCGCCACACTATCCCCCTGTAATTGTGAATATCTGTAATTAGTGAAAGATCTATAATCATAATTAATTGTTCCCCCTTCTTTCATCATCGCCATCATAGATGATTCATAACCAGCAGGAACTTCAATCTGTTTTACAATCATCTCCACGTTTGATACAGTATATGTTGGATCATATGAAGTAATACTACCATTTCCTTGAAGATTAGCAGAAACGACATGATATTTGGGTGTTCCACCTCCAAGAGTAGTTCCCGTGGTATTTGAAACATTTGCTACAAGAGTAATCTTTGTTTTACTATTACCCACAGCGACACCCGTCACCTGCTCTATACTCTCAATCGTTCCAATAGAAGCATTCACCGAAGCACTCGCGATAGTTGCTTCCCCAGGAACAAAGGTAATCTTTTCACCAACAACAAAGGGGCAAGTTTGAGTAGATGTTTGGTTATTATCACGGGTAATAAAGAAACTCTTATCAGCACCAAGATTAGAACCATTCTGCCACGAACCACTTATCGCCTCCTGTCCATCGGAACCATTCGTGGAATGGAATACTGGGCATAGAGATAAATGGCGATTACGATTAACACTATCTAATTGACGGAAAACCCTACGGGCATCCTGAAGTAAAATTTCAATAAATATACCATCCGTGAGCATAGCGGGGAATACTGCTTCATTTCTAAAGAGACCTGTATTTAAATGAAGGGTTCCTTGACATACTTTAAAATCATAATCATCATCTGTAGTAGAAAAACTCACATTAAGGGTATCATTTATATCGGTTTCTTTAAAATAAGGATTTGATACACAATTTCCTTGCTGAGATTTTAATGAACCGAGGGTTCCACGACATGATGGATCATAAGTGGTCGCACCATCCGTGAGACCACGTTTTCCACGTAAATTTTCATTGCTTTCATAATCAAAACGTAAAGCAGTTAAAATATCATAACCTTCAATTTCCTCTAATAATGCGGTTTTGCGACCAGAAAATATACGAATCGACCTGATTAAACTGTGTAATCCTGTCTGAGCATCTAACTGTAGGCGGGTAGCACCATTAGAAACATCAACAGTAGGAATAGCAAGAGATACATTCATCTTAAGTTTTGTTTGGGATAAATCAATAAATTTACTAGTTGGGGGAATGAAAATATCAATCTTACCTCCAGGGCGATAATCAAGTCCATTTTCACTCGGGACAGCAACCTCAGTTTGACCAACCTGAATCTTATCAGCAGATTTAAAAAATTGAGACATATTTATATTATGAGTAATCAAAAAAAAATAAATCATTAAATAATAAAATTAATAAAAATAGTTAACCACCTACTATTTGTGCTTTTGCCGAAATAGGGGCAGAAGCGACGAGACCCATAGCAGAAAATGCTGGCGTCACTTTAGTAGATTTTAAAACTGGAGGAGGAATAGTAGTTCCATCTTTTTTCTTTTTATCTATATCATTTTTGATAGAATCATAAGCATCAAAAATACCACCAATGGCACCTAAAGCACCGCCGATTAATTCAGCAGGGGGGAATACTGTTCCCACAACATCAGCTACGGCACCTACAGATGTAAGAGTATCCCCTATCTCTGCTGTTTTATCATCTCCAGCGAAGAATGATTTATTATTTTTAAGATTATCAATACCTTCACCGATATCTACAATACCACCGAAATCACCTGCTACTTTTCCACCTATTTCAGATGCTACACTTAATCCTGCTTCTGATAAAGCACCTCCCGCGACCTTCTTTAATCCTGTTTTTAAAATACTGGTGCCGAGACCTGAACTTTCAATTTCTTCTGATGCTGCTTTTGCTGCCGTTTTACCCGCTTCATCTGCCGCTTCTTCTGCACCTGCTACTACTTTACCATCGGCACCTACTTCTGCAGGTTTAAGTGCTTTCTGAGCATTCTTAGTGCTCATCTCACCTAAACGACTCGCGGTTTTACCAATTGTATTTAGACGACTTGTAGTAGCATCCGCAGCATATTTCATAACACCACCTTTTTGAAAAATTTCAGCACCTGTAGAAATTATACCTACTGTAGAACCTACAACATTTTTACCATCTGTTATTCCATAAAATCCTTCATCTTCTTCTTTTTTTGTTTTATCTGTTGATACTGTATTCGGTTGCTGTTTTTTTTTAGCATTATATTTATCTGTTAATACCTGATTATGTGCCTGTATTGCTTCATTATAATTAGTAGTCCTCGCATTAAAAGAAGATCCCTGACTTATCGCACTCTCATAACCATACATGCCTGACATATTTATAATATGATGCGTTATTTTATTTAAGATTTGAAAAGTTTTATTTTTTTATACATCTTCTTAAAATGGAATTTATAATGATACCAAAAAGGATTCATCAAGTATTTTGGAATTTCAAAGGAAAAGAATTAAATGAAATAGATGTATTTAGAGAATGTGTAGATGAAACAGAAAGATTTTGTAAGAAAAACAAATATGAATATAAAATGTGGAACTTAAAGGATTGTGAAGAATTAATCTGTGAAGATTATCCCCAATATATTTGGTTATGGACTGAATTTAGATATGATATTCAACGTGCTGATTTTATAAGATATTTAATTTTACATAAATATGGAGGATGGTATGTAGATTGTGATGTTTATCCTATTCAAAATTTAGAACCTCTTTTATCAAATAAACAAGTATTTACATATTGGAATAATGATAAAAAAAGATTCCCTTATAATGCTGTAATGGGATCTGCTTTTCAAAATGAACTATTCATCAAAATCTCGTCAGATATTGAAAAAAGAACTGTAGAAAAACAGAGTATGGAAATATATGATAAGTGGAAAGGTAGATTAGTTTTCCAAACTACAGGGCACGCGATGCTTAGAAATCATGTCCCTAAGAATAGTCTTCAAGATTTATTAATTATTGAAAACGAAAAGAAAAATATATTTATTACAGCAAATAATCCTTATTTTTATGATAAGAATGCTTCAATTTGGTATCATTAAATTTATTGTGGGATAATTTCTTCTTCTGTTGGAATATCGGGTATTTTTCCTTGTGGATTATCCCCGAATAATAATCTATCACCCTCAGCTATCTGTGTTTCAAAACATTTGAATGCTCTGGCGGGATTACTCTGTAAATCAAGATATAAGAAATCATATCTTACTTCTGTTGCTTTTTTGTAAATTTTTCTGAATTTTTCATCGCCACCGAACATACCTGAAAACTCTTGAGATATTTTATCTAATTCACTCATATTCTGTAAATTACCACAGATAAAAGCATTTGTATTATTTCTTATTGTGGGACCAACTGCTTTAAATGATTGAACAGAAACTGCTAATAATCCTACACCGTAATGACGACTACGTGTCACAAGGTGATTCAGGTATGAATTTCTTTTTACTGAACCGAGGATATCATCAAAAATCATCCCTATGAAGGGGCGGTCTTCATCATCAAATTGTTTCTGTTGTTCAATGATACCTGCTAAAACATTATCATCATAACCAGTATAGCAATCACACGCTTTTTTCAAAAATCTGGATGTAATATCCTGATCAATTGTATTACTCATTATCGTCACATTATCCATAGCATCTTTGTAAAAATCATCCCTTAGAAGAAGATTACTTAATATTGTAGATTTTCCTGATTTCGTAGGCATTACTAAACACATAATACAGGGTAATTCAGGTAAATTAGGGTGAGTAATTTTACGAGGTTTTTCCTTGGGAGGATCTTTCACTGGATATATTTGAGGAACTTTTCTTTCAGCACAATCCATTTATTTAATATTAGATTTAATTTTTAAAAGTATTATGAATTTATAACACAGAGCATCTGTAAGATTTCTAAATGATCTTCCTTTTTGTTTATCATATTTTACACCGAAACTATTACAATTTTTCATTTTACAAATATGCCTATGACCTGTATTAGCGATGGGTCTCGTGCTGTAAGGAGGTTTAATATTTAATCTTTGTAGTTGTTTTGTCATCTTCTAATATGTTTCTATATTTTTTTAATTAATTTTNAACGAGGGTTTTAACTGAATAGATTACGCCAAGGATCAGGGGCAGTTCTCGCCTGAGGTTGAATAGCACGTGCTAAGGTTGCTCTCATTTTTTCTTCTTCGTGTTTCTTCAAATCAGATTCACGTTTTTCTTTTTTCTGCTGTTTTCTTAATTTATCATATTGGGATATTGCTGATAATACAGCACTATCTAAATCTTCTTTTGTAAATCCATTATTCACCACGCTTCGCAGAGGAACTATTTTAGGTTCAGCAAGTGAAGCAGGTTTCGGTTTAGATACTTCTTCTTCTTTTTGTTTTTTTTGTAATATTTTTTGTTCCGCTTTTTCAACTAATTTATCTTCTTTTTCTTTTGCTTTTCTTTCCCTTTCTAATTTACGTTTATCCTGTGCTATTTTTCTAATTTTTGCAAGATGTTCTTTTTGTTTATCAGACATGGGTGCTTTCCTAACATATTTACGTTTCCCCTTTTTGGGAGTAAATTCATTTACAGGTTCCTCAGGTTCTTCCAATACCTGAGCAACTTTAGGGGGTGGGCGATCACTAAATACTTCATCTTCATCAGGTATTTCTCTTTCATCAACAGTTATGATATCATCTTCTGGTAAATCACAATTATTTTCTTTCATTAATTCATCTATGAGTTCCATATTCCCTGCTTGTTCAGGTAATTTATTATCAGGGATTTCCTGCTCTTGTGGAGGTTCAGGTTCTTTTTTAGGCATTTCAATAATCGGTAAAACACTACTCATTATATTATGAATAAACAATAAAAAATTAAAAGATAATTAAAAGATAGAAATTAAATCTTCTATAAATTTACATCTTTTTTTTACGAACATGAAAACATATTTCTGTGCTACCAGTTAAATCTTTAGCGAATCTTTCATCTTTTCTTACCATATGAACATCAAGATCAGTTATTCTTAATTCAGTAGTATTATTTAAATCAATAAAAGTTTTATCAGGATTTTGAAAGAATAATGCCCCTGTTTCTGTTCCAGCATTATCGAAACGAGGAACCTGATATAATATCTTGGAAGGATTACCTGTTCCAAAATTATATGTTTCGTGAGTGAGTGTAGGAACTCTTACAAATGTAGAATGTTGAGACATCATAGAGGGTCTTGTGGGAGATCTAAATGAAGCACCGAAGTCTGTCACAATAGTAGTTAGTGGATTTATAGCGAATGGACTAAAACCGAGTGCTTCCATCGCATTCGGTTGCCATCCCTGAATACGCCTAGGCATATATCTTTCTGAAGGACCAGCGATAATAATAGTTTCATAATCATCAATATTGGAAGCACTAATTACTTTACGTGTTCTTAATCCGGTTAAAGCGGATGTATTTTTTGATGCCGCATCTAATATCTGATAAGCAGGGCGGAAATCAACTGAACTCGGCCAACTTAAGGCGTTATTCCACCGAGGAGTAGGAACCACACCAGCATCTAATTGAGCATATTGATCTAAACCTGATCCATTACCTAAAATTGTAGGTATTGTGCATCTTGTCGCCCAAGAATTTTCAGGTTGATTATTATAAATAGTTGTTCCTGTTCTACATTCATATCTTGTAATATCTACATTATCAGCATCTTCCCAAAGGACTACAGTAGGATACATCTTCCAAGCAGTTTGCCCAATAGGTTTCGGTATCTGAGATTTAGTAGAAGCATTCACCGTATTTGCCTCTGCTGCTATTGAAGCACCGAATAATATTTCCATCTTTTCACCATTTGCCCTGAAGGTAATATTCCCTACTTTACTTGTTAAGACTGGTGTTCCCGTAGCAAAAGAACTATTATCAACATTATTAGATCTGAATTCTGAATCTGCTTTTTGATAATATATAATCTCTTCCATCTTAGTTCGAGGACCACCACCAGAAAAACCTACTCCATCACATACGGCATGATATAATCTTACTAAACCATCACCCTCATCCTGAGCACAAAAATCCATATAAGCATCATCATAAGGACCTACACCATATGCCGCCATACTATCAGCACCGAATAATTTACTACTATCTTGACCTTCTAATATACCACCATCATTTTCAACACCAATACATCTTGAAACACCTATCGTAAATCCAGAAGAAAAAGTGGGTAGATCATAAGTTAATGATCCATTATTTAATGAAAGGGGACCACCCTGAGCATTAATCGGCATAAGTTGTCCAAATGTATTATCACCATCAGCAGTCAGCGTGGTTCCATCCCATTCTAATACTCCATCACTGTATCTATCTTCCTGTGTCCTCGTAGCAGCAGGAGGGATAGTAGAAGCAGCAGGAACACCACCTAATACAGGTATCTGAAACTGAAATCCTGTAAAACCACCTACAACATCAGTAAGTATATTAACATCAATACTTTGTGAATCGATTTCTGGATGACATGAATAATTCTCTTGTAATATTCTTTTAAATTTTTCAGTAAAATCTAATGGAGATAATCCTTCATCAATAGTATTTTCACAAGGAATAAAATAAGATAATGAATTTTCTAAATCGCCATCTTGTGCTAATCTTTCACCGAACCAAAGATTAGCAACCAGAGCACCCTCGTAATCTATCTGAGGCATACGATTAATCTTAACACTCTCAACTGCTATTTCTGAAAGAGGTTCAATAATTAAAGGATTTCTTAAATTATTCCTAAACTGATACGGAACAGAAATTCCAATCTGATTAGTTTGACCTGCACCTTCGCTTGATGAAGTAATTAACAAAGACATATTTATATTATGAGTAATCAAAAAAAATAAATCTAATAAATAATAAAATGCCTAAGCAGAGCAAATCTAAGCAGAGCAAATCTAAGAAAATCAAGAAAATTAAAGATACTACACCTGATACAGGATTCGCTAAAAAATCGTGTGGAATGCCTATGACTAAAAATTATATTGATGTAGAAGGTGGTATCAAAAAAGATAAAGAGGTTAAAGAAAAAGATGTATTTGATTTTCAAAAAAAAAATAAATAACTAAAATCCGTTCAAAGATAAATTATATTATATACTCATTATTTAGTAAAAGATGTATTATAATATTGCTTATCCTTTATTCTCATCACCTAGTGGGGGAACATACAATAAATTACCTGAAATTTATACTGAATGGGAAAAAGCATACAATGAAAGAATAAACAGGGAAAAAGAAGAAATGAAAGCAAAATCTCAAGCAGATTATGATAAATTTAAAAACTTCTTTAATCAGAATTTTGAGGATTATGGTAAAAGGGAAAATCCTTTAGATTTTGATTATAAAGAACAAGATGATGAATACCCCCATTCGGTATTCGGTTTAAAAAAATCTGCTTCACAAGAAGATATGAAAAATGCTTATCGCAAAGCAATTAGAGAAACACATCCCGATAAGACAGGGGAAAATACTGAAGATGAATTTAGAGAGATTCAAGAAGCATGGGAACATTACCAAATGATAATTTAATAATTATTGATTGTCAAATGATGTTTGACACTTTTGAAAATTATAATATTTATTTTTTCTCTAAATATTATTTCATAATTAAATTTTCATTTGATTTAAAAACGTCAAATATTATTTGACATTATTTAAAAATAAATTCTTCTAATATAATAAATGGATACTGTAGATGATTTCGTTGAAATGATAAAAAAAGCGGATCCTGAAATGAGTCGTCAAATGAAATCTCATTACAAGAAAAAATTTATCATAATGAGAGAAGATGAAACAAAACAAAATTTACTATATAAAATGTGTTTAAAGATGTATGAAATGGATGATGATTTGAATTGGTATAAAGAAAATCTTAAAATAGTAAAGGAAGCGAATGCTGAATTGAAACGGCAAAAAATTTGATTTTAATTTAAAGATTTACTCAGTAGTAATATTGTCTGTGATTATGCCTAAAGTAATGCGTGATCAAAAATCTAATCTTAAACATGCTCATTCAACTATTAAAGGTTGTTGTAGTATGGATTTCATTATTGAAAATTATATTGAAAAAAGAGATAAATATGATGCTCTCAAAATTAAGTATGAAAAATCAAAAGTATTTGAAGAACAAAAAATACAACTGAAAAGGGATTATGATGATAAATTAAATATCATAGCTGCGAGGAATAAATTAATTGAAAATCAAAATTCAAGGATTAAAAAAATTGGTGATGGTTATGAAAAAATTACGAAAAATCTTCATAAAGAAATTTCTGAGGGAAGAGATAAATTTTATAAATTAGAAAAAGAATTTGAATATATGAAATCCAGTACTGTTTCTAAAGATGATTATGATAGACTTGATTCATATGCGAAAAAGAGGGATGAAATCATTATTGAACAAAATAAGAAGATTGAAGAATTATCTGCACAGGTTAATTCTACAAAAATCAATGGTTTAGAACATCTTAAAAATACTATTCGGCTCCAGAAGGAACAGATTATACATCTTAAGGAAGGTTATGGAAAATTTAATCTTGAGGAAGATGAAAAATTACAAAAAGAAAATGAAAAATTAAAAGAAGAAAATAAAAATTGGGAAATAGATTTTGCTGAAGAAAGAGAAGAAAAGATGAATTTAAGAGCAGAAAATGAAACACTAAAAGAAGAAAAAGAAGTATTCATCAAAACCATTCAGAAATATAAAGAATATTCTACTTTGATGTTTGATATTGAAACGCCTCTTGCTGATGATTAATAAATTTTAATTCATTCTCAATCTGTTTTACCTGTGATGGATGAATTGTCTTAGATAGATTACCTTGTTTGATTTTCTTCAATTTAGTATTTAAAAATGACTTCCTTAAAGCGAGTTGTCCCTTGGGACTATTATGATATTTTTTTACTGAAATATCCCTTTGTTCTTTTTTTTCTTTATCTGTTAAATAACATCTTCTTACATTAACTAAATTATCATATTGCTGAGCATATGATTCTTCTAATTGCCGAAGTTTATATGCTTCATCTTTACTATTTAGATTAATCTGATCTAATATTTCTACATCTGGATTTCCATTATCAAATAATCCTCCGTAATCTTTCCAATTGTTCCTATGTGCCTGTCTATGATGAGCAAGTCTCACAGATACATAATTACAATAAGTAGAACCAATATAAATTTTATCACAACCTGAAGCAGATAATTTGTATACTTTTCCAATAAGAGACATATTTATAATGACTTAATATATTTTTATTTTATTATAAACGCGTAATTAATCAGAAGTTCTTGCTGCCCAAAACCAAGAACTATCTTCTTCTTTTTGTTTTCTTTCTTTTTCTAATGATTCCTTAGCATTCCACTTTGCTTTAAGAGTTCTAATTTCTTCATTCTGTTTTTTTAGGATTTCTGTTAAATCAGCAATCTGTAATTGTTGATCCTCAACGATTTCCCTAATAGCATCCATCGGTCTTTGAATGGGTGCTTTTTTCTTCTTTGACGACATGTATATTATATATTTGTTAATTTTTTTCTGAAATAAATTTATTAAATTTAGGTTTATATCTTCTGACCAAAGCATTAACGAATTTTTCACTGAATTGTATTTCATACCGAGGTTGCCCCCCCACGTTAAGCAGGGGATATGATTTACACCAGTTCCTATATTTTTCAGGGTAGATTTCATACATCCAATTATCGCATCCCCAATTTGGCATTTCATGCGGATATACTAAATCAAATATATTAATGTGTGTCTTATGTATTAAAAATTGTGTAGGTATTTGATCATTATTAGACCATCCTGCTGAAAATCCAATATTATCATTTTTCTTTAATTTATTGATGAAACATCCTAACCAACCTGTATCACTAGGTAATTTAATATCATCACCTAAAACCTTCAAATAATCATAATCTTGTTTTAGTGCTTCATATGCTAATGAATTCCAAATCCCTGTCACCCTTCCTTTTTTCTGAAACTGAGGGAACCATTCAATATTAAAATTCATAAATCGTGCTTTAAATTTTAATCTTTCTTCAGCAACTGAATATATTCTATCATCATCATCAAACCCTATGAATAATTTAATATCATGCTGAGGTGTATATTTTTCAAGGGATTCACATAAAATCTGCCAGAGGTAAGTATCTTCTGCCTGAAGTCCATTCATCCCTTTTATTTGTGGTAGATGGAATAAGGAAAGCAACTTTTGTCATATTTATAATGAATATATTTTTATTATTCTGTAAATAAACTTATGATTAAATCTTCTGGAACTCTATATCTATCCTCTTGAGATGTTCCATTTCCCATAGTTTTTTGCTTTCTTTCAGTATTTCCTATATTAGTTTTATGAAGTAATCTTTTAGCTTTAGTATTTACTAAAACTTTTTTTCCATCTATCATTTCATATCCGTTCCCTAAAACTTTCTTATGTTGAGTATCAACCATATTCCCACAAGCTCCTGAACCATCGCAAAGTTTATTATTCCAGTTTTTTTTATTAGTCCATATACGAGTTCTCTTTCTGTATCCCCAATCTGAATACATACAATAATCAACAAGATAAAATGGAAGATCTTTCATAAATGATCGATCTTTCATTTTAGATGTCGCTGGATTTTCTATGAACCAATACTCAGGATTAAAATATTCGATGATCTCAAGTGCTTTCAAAACTAATCTATCATCTTCATTCATTTCTTTTTCCTGGATTTCTTTTGTATATATTTCTCCCTTTCTCATTCTACCCAACCAACCATCTTGTAGTTTAGAATAATTAGTACAGGGGGGGGAAGCCCATATGATATCAAAATAATCTTGAGGATATTGTTTATAATCAAAATTCATTATATCACATTGATGAGTAGCAGGTAATATCATATCAACTGAAACTGAATTCCAATCTAACATCTTACATACTTTACCTACTGATCCTGTGCCTGAAAATAATTCTAAGACATTCATTATATAATGAATAGATATTAATTATTTCTTAAATTAAACGGATTATAATTAAGATGATTGGGATTGCTCAGCGTAGACGACCATTTCTTCATCTCCTCTTCTTCTGAAATTTGCTGACCAGATACCACAGTATCCGAAAAAGAAAGCGACGCACCATACAGCGATAAGGAGGTTATAGAAATCAATAATGTAGAAGCAAGGAGCGGTCTTGTTATTTGATGAAATATCGGTATCCAAGTCATTATTATTAATCATTTATATTATTTTATTTTTAATTATTATAATGAAAATTTGTATTCCTTCTTTCAACCGATATGAAACGATTCAGGATAAATCTATCAAGGTTTTACTGAATGCTGGATACAAACCACAAGAGATTAATATATTTGTAGCAAATGAAGAACAATTAATTAAATATAGAGAAAAGATTGACAAAGATATTTCTATCATTATCGCTGTAAAAGGATTAAAAGAAGTAAGAGAATTCATCTTTAATTATTATGATGAAGGTGAGTATCTACTCTGTTTAGATGATGATATTGAAGCAGTAAGGGAACTATACAAGAATGAAGAAGATAAATCAAGATTAAGACCTGTAGATAATCTCAAGGAAATAGTAGATAAAGGTTTTGATCTTTGTGAAAAGCATTCATTAAAACTATGGGGACTTTACCCCACTCCTAATAATGCTTTTTTTATGGAGAATCAGAAGGAAATATCATTTGATTACAAATTCATTATTGGAAATTTCTTTGGTTGTATTAATTGTAAAGATATGAATAAATTACTTGTCCCTGATATGGATGATTATGAAAGATCAATTAGGTCTTATTTATTGTATGGCGGTTCAATAAGATTTAATCATTTAGCACCTAAAACTAAATTTAAAAAAAATACTGGAGGTGCTCAGGATAGTGATAGGGAAAATAGATTATCTCAATCAAAGGAGATTATGCTGAATACATATCCTGAATTATTATTTATGAAAAAAAGAAAAACAGATACTAATCCTATTCTTAAAGATTTAAGAAAATCTGTTAAAAAAAACTAGTGTAAAACGATTCCCTGTAAAATCTGCTGTTTCGTGATAATATTTTGAACCATCAAATACTACAAATTTATTCTTAATATCTACTTTTGTAGGAGGTTCATTTTCACCATCATAATAAATTAATAGTTCACCGCCTTCATAATCGCCGAAGCCGATGATAGTAGATACTCCGGCATTATTCGCATCAAGATGCTTAGCACATTTCTGATTCTTATTATACTGAACTGAAGTATATTCAATATCTTTTGCTATTTCTTTTGTAAGAGACCAAAGGCGATGATATTTTTTTTCTTTTAATTTTATGCTGGGTCTCATACAAGCACCTGTTTCTTTAACCTCTTTATGTGCCCAAGAATATACCATCCCTAATACAAATCCTTCATAACATCTCTGCCCCTCTTGAAAGATATTTTTTCTATCATAATTTTTTGGAAAATTTAAATCCAGTAATTCCTGCGTGATTTCATCCATAATTATTTTATCAATACATAATAAAATGATTGATAAAACATTTACAAAAAAAGATATCATAGATATAATTAATACATATGATATTCCCATTGATGATCCAAAACAACATAATAAGAATGAATTAAATATAATCCTTACTGAAATATTAGTAATGGAACAATTTGAAATATCTTTTTCATCTGATTATCCTGATTTTTTCAAAAATGAAGATTTAATAGAATATTTATCATTACCTAAATCCAATGAAGAATTAAATTACAAGGATAAATCAGATATGATACAAAAAGCAAAAAAATTAATTAATTATGCGAGGAATGGATATATGCTTTCATTTACAGATTATTTATCACACGACCTAATTTATCAGGATGGTATAATTGTTGCTAATCATTGTGATATACCTACATGTCGTAGGGCGATTGATGAACTGAATAAAGATCCTAAAATCAGAAACAAGATTGAAAAACAGATTACACCTAAAATTAAGAAAAAATTAGAACAAAAAAAAATTAATAAGGATGTGCTTAATCCGAGGTATAAATTTAGAAGGGGTCATTATGAAATTAGTTTTGATTAATCTTTTCAACATCCCGATCCCAAGGACCTTTACACCTCTTCCAGAAATGAAGATTAATCTCTGATTGTAGATGTTCTAAACCTCCTACAGGTTCATCAAGTGCTTTATGCCAAGTATCTAATTCTTCTTTTTGTTTTTGAACGAGGTGCTCAAGTCTTTCATTTTGATCTTTAAGTTCTTCTACTGTTTCATCAATAGCATTAGTGCAACATTTTTCAAGAATCTTCTCCATTTTATCATCATAATTATACGCCTGAAGATCCAGATACATCTGGACAAGATCATCTTTCTTAATCTTTTTGAGAGCAGTTTTGTTATACATAGTATTCATTTGTGATTAATTTTTATCTGGTTGGATTGGATTGAATTTCAAAATCAAATTTTTTCAAGTTTTTCAATTTTGAGATCAATAATTACTCTTCTTTTTTTTATCTTTTCCTTTCCTTTTGTTTTTCATATAACTAGCAGATGATGCTGCTGCTGCGTCTCTTGTTCTGAATTTCTTTTGAAGAAGTCTTCCTGTAGTTTGATTTCTTAATTGGTATCTATCTCCACTGCGGACGATTGTATATGGCATGATATTTAATATAAATTTGATTTTAATTTAAAATAATTGAATTAAATTATGGAAATACAAGGTTTTAGCGATTACTTAATTTATCCTGATGGAAGGGTATTCACTAAAAAACAGAATAAATTTTTGATTATTTGTAAATTACCAAGCGGTTATGAGTATGTTAAAATGAAATCAGATGAAGGTAAAAGAAAAATATATTATATACATCGTTTAATAGCGATTCATTATATTCCTAATCCACGTAATTTAAAAGAAGTTGATCACATTAATAGGATTAAAAGTGATAATTATATTGAAAATCTAAGATGGGCAACACGCTCTCAACAATCTCTAAATATATCAGTTAGAAATGATAATAAATTGAGACACAAAAATATTATTCATAGAAAGGATGGATATTTCATTTATAGTAAAAAAATTAATGATATTAAAATATGTAAATCATTTAAATCTCTTGAAAAAGCATTATGTTATAAATTCATCACGATATTAAAATTTAAATCAAAATATATCATATAATGAGTAGCAAACCTGTTTCAGTAGTCATCAAAAAATCTTCAAAACCTGAAAAGAAACTACAAGCAGTATTTACTCTCGATAACGGGCGAAAGAGGACAACGCATTTTGGGCAAGCAGGGGCACCCGACTACACCAAAACCCGAAATAAAGAGCGAAGACGACTATACCTATCACGACATCGTCTGCGAGAAAAATGGGGTTCTCCGATGACAGCGGGTGCTTTGTCCCGATGGATTCTTTGGAATAAGGAGACAAGGGCGGCATCAATATCTGATTATAAAAGAAGATTTAATTTAAAGTAGTTTCTTAAACGTAATCATTTACCTGTAATATTTCTTGTTTGAAATAATAATTCAGGTGTCTTCTTCTTTTTTGCTTCTAATTTATCAGATGTTTTACCTAAAGAAGAAATTTCCTTTGCGAGTTTCTTATTACGTTTCTGTTCCCCTTCACAAGTGATATATTTTTTACCAGATTTACTCGTGCGAGTATAACAAGGTTCATCTTTTTTTGATTTCGCCATTTTTATATGAATAAATATTTTAATTTAAGATTTCCATTCATATAATTCATTACAGAATTTATTTCTTTTCCCTTTTCTGATTTGTGAATCACACCTTCTTTCAATTACAGGTGCAGGGAATAATACATATTGATCACGTTTCGTATATTTTAACATCGTATCTATAGCACGAGGTCGGCCTCGTTCTTCACATGCCTGAAGCATTTTGAAAGCAACAAGAGGAGTAGGTATATAAATAGCAACAGTAGTAAGCATCCTATATTTTTGATGATCAATTTTATTTATACCTTCTTCAAATTCTACTTTTTGAGGACCTTCAGTTAATCTAACATTACTGGAAAAACCACCGAAATATGTAAAACCATCCCGAGGTAAAATACTCTCATTAGGTAAATCACCTACTATTTCAGCATCATCTTCAAGTATTAAAACATCATATAAATGATTATCTACAATATGATGATATAAACTTGTATGAGATAAAAAACAGGCACATTTAGCACGATGTTCCAAAGGATCAATATTCCAGTATGAAACCATTTCATCAATCAAAGGTTCATTATCCTTTAAATTTTTATGATGAATTGCTTCCCATCTTGTAAATCTATCATCATTCTTATAATGTTCCCATCTATCAGTAGCACTTTCTAAATTTATCACAAATATCTTCATTTATGAAACAATATAAATTAATTAAAATATAAAATAAATTCACCATAATTTTTCTGAATAGGTTTATCTTTTAATTTCTTAGGTCTTCCTCTTTTTTTAGCATAAGCGATATCTGCCTTAGCATCTTCAACCTCATATAATTTTTTCATATTTTCTATATATTCTTCTTCATTTGTAAATAATTTTCCTTGAGTGTTTTTCCGAACCCCTCCAGTCTTCCTTCCCTGATTACCAACCATTTATCTAAATAAATGAAAGATTTTTAAATACTTAATTAACCGCGTTTATAGGTTCAGGTTGAGGTTCTAATTCATCTGTGGATAAATAATCAGGGTCTTCTTCATCGGGTTTCCTCGGCGTAGCAGGTTTTTTATCAGGTTTTTTTTCGCCTTTGTTTTTCAATTTTTCTGCTTGATCTTTAAGACCTTTCATTTCTTCTTCTGAAGGAGGTCTCCTTTCACACTGAAATATATAACATAAATTCATCTTACAATGACATTTGCTCTGCCAGATCACAAGTAGTAATGATGCTACAGCACCTAAAACCAATACTACTGCTCCTGCTGCCTGATCAACAGAATAATTTTGTAATTTACCCCCTTCGTTGCTTTCACTCATTATTGAAATTTATTTATTAATAATATTTTTTTCTAAAAGATATATAAATAATGTCTGATACTGAAACTGCCCCTGAACCTGAACCTGTAGCGGAACCTGAACCAGCACCTGCCCCTGTTAAGAAAACTCGTGTAAAAAAACCTATGAGTGATAAACAGAAAACAGATTTATCTAAACATATGGAAAAGATGAAGAAGGGTGGGATGGATGCTAAAGAAATGAAATCTCACCGCATGAAAATGATGAGCAGAGTCCGCAAGGGTATGAGCGTGAAAGCAGCTCATAAAGAAATTACTGGATAAATTTGATTTAAAAATTATTTCAGTAGATTTAATGTGAATGTTTAAAATTTATTGTATTGAAGATATTAATGGTCTCCGATATATCGGGAGAACAGCAGATAAAAGAGGATTAAATAGTAGATATAATAATCATAAGATCAATAAAAAAACTGGCGGAAAATGTTCGTCAAGTAAATTAGATTTAGAAAAGAGCACGATAACTTTAATTGATACGTGTGAAACAAAAAAAGAAAGCATAGATCTGGAATGGTTTTATATGAATACATCTGAATGTGTAAATATTCAGAGAGGTAATTATAATCAGAAAGACTACAAAAAAGAATATGATATTAAAAATTCAGAAAAAGATAAATTATATCGACTTCAAAATAAAGAAAGGAAGAAACAATATGATAAAAAGAGAAGAGATGCTCTTAAGCATCC